GAGTTCACGAAGGAGCAGCTGTTCTCGCTCCTTCAGCAGGCGAAGTAACGTCGGGGACAGCGCTCACATGCGATTGGTCAACCAGATCAAATCTGGGAAGAGCAATAGGGCGTGAGAGGTAGCTGAAGTGATAAAGCTCGTATGCCAGCCTGCCTGGCTATAACCGTACGAGTCGCGCCGAAATGTCCGAAGCCTGAAGCACTCTCACAACAGGCTAGGCGGAGGCTGGACCCGAAAGGTGATGTCCTCACCATCCAGCCCATTAGGGCGGCGCAACACTGAATTACTGAATTAATCTCGTCATTCTGTGAGGCTATGTGCTCAAGAATAGCACAGATATTCCCGATAAGCTGATCGCGATTGCGGTCGCATTCGGGATGCCTCAAGGGATGAGCAAAGAGGCAGTCCAGAAGATCGTCGTCAAGAACAAGCGACGAGGCAAGACACATGGTAGATGGGGCTGGTATTACCCTGGGGATCAACGAATCGTCGTTATCGTTCCCAGGGTAATTTCACGTCCCCATACCTTTCCAAGACCATATTCGAGGCGAAGGATAATCATATCGTCTCGAGCTGAATTCCTCGTGACTTTGTTGGCTCACGAGATGAGACACGCCTGGCAATACGAGAATTGGCGTACACCAAACATGCTCTGGCGACTGGACAGGAGTTCAGTTGCCAAGTACGCACGTGAGGTGGACGCTGAACTGTGGGAAAGTGAAGTGTTGGAGAGATGGAAGCATAATCTCATGTTTAACGACTAAAGATGAGGGGGTGATCCGGGATGAAGCAGGAGGAGGTCGAGACGCTCCTCATCGAGCTGTGTGATCGTGTGGCAAGTGCAAAGGCGCGATACGCGAAGCTCAACGCAATCGAGGACACGATCCGTAGTGTCAACTCTCTCGCACATGGGATGGTTAACTCGAAACCCATTCGAGATGCGAAGGAGTTGCTCGCGGACATCGTGAGGGAGCAAGCGTTGTCGGAGGATCGCCTGTGACGTGCGCTCATCATCAGCGCCGCTGAGCAATTCGCCGAGAAGGAGGTGAGTCAGAGTGGGACTGAACTTCGGTCGCCGTCGCAGTGACGCAGAGACCACGCTGGACTTCGCAGCTGACGAGGCGACGCAAGTGGAGATTCAGCCAGAGGTTGGACTCCCTGGGAGCTTCAAGCTCTATGTTCATCACCAGGGACGCACTATCGTCAGGGTCTGCAAGTTGAGAGCGACCCAGATCAAGCTCGATCCGAACGTGACAGCAGAGGTCGGACGTGCTGAGGTCGAGCAGTACCTCCGAGAACAAGGGCTGGCTGGCAACGACTGAGGCTTGACAAACGGCCCGCGATGTGTTATATTACGTTGCGGGTTGTTTCCCGTTCCATTTCAGGAGGTCTCAGATCACATCATCGGAGGAACAGAGAATATGGCCGACGAGGGCAAAAAGCTCACGCTCTCGGAAGTGGAGGAGTTCGTTAATGATTTTGCGGTGAAATATGCGCAGGATCATTACACGATGCCAAGGACAGCGTTCAGAATTTTCCTGTGGCCTAGCGATACGCTCGTGAAGATCACTCGCGAACCTACCGCCAGAATTATCATGGGGATTCTGCCGCACCATCCTCGCTTCAACGAGACAATGCGGAGCGCAATCGACAAGGTGGCGGTCCACAAGCTGTACAGTGGTATGGCCGTCGAGAAATTGGCGCTTATCCTCGAAAGGGATACGCACCTCAATCGGTGGTTGAAGGAGAAGTACAATTTCGAGCCGGAGTTGATTCCTCACATGCTGAGCGACGAGGAGATCACGGTTCGCTACATCGAGCGTGTCGAGGTCGTTCACAAGGCGACAGGGATGCGCGAGGTGGTCGAGACCGATGAAGGGCAGGCCAGGACCACATTCGCAGCGAGACATATCGCTCGGATGAGGCTCGCTCGGCGCGTGCATGAAGCACGGCTCGCTGAGTTGGTGAAAGATCAGCACGACGCAGCATGAAAGTAAGGCTAGGCTGAGTCAAAGCATCGGTAATGCTCGTGACGTTGAGTTGGTGCTTGGGTAAACACTTCCTGCGCTAACGAGAACCAGTCCTAGTCGAAAATGAAGTATGGCGGGGTGGTTGACTGTTGGTATGTCACGACGGACTGTAAATCCGTTGCCTTCGGGCTTCGAGGGTTCGATTCCCTCCCCTTAGCCATAAAGGTCGGCAGGCAGGGCTTTCGCAGAGTGTGACGACCTATCACAGCACAGAGCCTTCCTCCGAGGGCATGGCAGCTAGGGACTGAGCGTGGCCATCGCGAGTCTCCCTGGATTGTGGGTTCGATTCCCACCTGTGCTTTATGTCCGCGATTTATGGACCCAACGCTCATCCGGGCCATCTATGCGCGAGAGTGGACAATGGATTCCCTTGCGAACGCAGGGTAGAGTTCATTCTCTATGATATGGATGGCAGCGGAGGAACATCGAGAACATGCCGCTATCACATGATGATGTTCGTTATCATCTGTGCATTCAGCAGTGGAGTTCTCCCGCTCTGGAGTGAGATTCGTGAACATTGAGTTTCGCAAAGTGAAGCGAGTCGGCAATAACTGCGTGGCCGATATGTTCTTTGATGGCTACAAGGTTGCAGAGATTCACTGTATGCCAAGTGAGTTCACTATACTCACCACGTTGCTACATGATGGCAACATGGCAAACGGTGGATCGAGTGAACAGATAGTTGTCAGCGAGGCTTGACAAACGCGGTACAATGTGTTATACTAAGTATAACACCAAATAGTGCGAGGCACAATCAGTGACCGAAAGTAGCAGGGAACCGTCCGATGCTCAACTCGACAGCGAGCTAGAAGCTGCTGATCTTGAGCATGAGCTTGAGGCGATTCGTACTCGGGAAGCCGAGTTGAATCGTCAGAAGCTCGAAATCATGGACAGACAACGAGTAGCATTGCGTCGCGCTCATGAGGAGAAGCTGCGCCGCGAACGCGAGGCTGAGCAGGAGCGGATACGGAAGGAGCAGGAACAAGAAATCGAGATCCGTGTATGTGACTTCAACGGATTCTTCGTGAACGTGAAGGTCCTTCCAGATATTCGCTCGGACATCCTCAATCTCCTCAGGAACATCTACGGTCGGCAGTTCGATGCGTTCTCTGCAGTTAACCGCATCCCTGCTGAATCGTGGGTGAAGTTCAAGGAAGATGTGACGACCTTGCCTCACGTGAAGGTCACGCATCTTCTTGGCATCGAGGGCAAGATCAAGAAGTACCTCACGATGCCAGACTTCAGCATTTCGATTGACAGCAAACAGCTAAAGGTCGAGACGCACTCGCAGGCGCCCACCAGATATATCGCTGACATTCCTGGATCTGAGTTCTTCCGCGACAAAGGCTATTGGACAGCGCCGCTCACTGAGGGCTGGCGTCTATTCCAGAAGCTAGAGCTTTACGCAGCGGAGATTCCGGAGGATAGACAACGAGGCGTGATCTGGGCGCCTGACGCACTGAGACTAGTAGAAGCAGAAGTTGAGCGTCGCACGAAGCTTGACACGGTGGCGCTCCAACAGGACTCAACATTCGATGTCAAGTTCGAGAATGGATTTGTACTACGGCCATTTCAGAGAGTTGGAATCGAGTTCATCGACCTCTCCAAAGGTCGTGCGCTTGTGGCTGATCAGATGGGACTCGGCAAGACTTGGGAATCTATTGGTTGGATTATCCTCAGAAATCTCCGATCAGTCATTGTCTGCCCTGCCCATCTCAAGGCTAATTGGGCGCGTGAGATCCACCAACTCACCGGCCAGTTTCCCGCGATACTCTCTGGTCGCGAACCTTCCAAGTACGATGTAGAGCTGCTCCTAATCACCAAACCACAGTTCACGATCATCAACTACGATATTCTCGCAGCTAAGACAAAGGTGGACGAGCAAAGGGTCGTCGATGAGAAAGGCGATATTCACGTCACGCCACCCAAGGAGAGATTCCTCTGGGCTGAGCTGATCATGATGTCGAAGCCTGACGTGATCGTAGTTGACGAGGCGCACTACACCAAGAACACGGACAGCAATCGGTCCAAAGCTACTCGAATGCTGCAAGTCGAGCACCGCATCGCCATGACTGGAACACCAGTCTTGAATCGTCCCGGAGAATATTGGGCGATTCTCAACTGGCTACGTCCAGAGCTGTTCCCTTCCGAAGACAAATTCATCTGGCAATACACGAACAACGGACGCACGGCTCGGAATGTAGAAGAGTTGCGAGATCTCCTCAAGCCTATCATGATTCGTCGGCTGAAGAAGGATGTCGTCTCGGAATTGCCTCCGATCAATCGCATCACAGAGCTGCATGAACTCTCCGAAGATGCAGTCGTTGTCTACAAGAAAGTTCTCGCGGGTGTGTACAAGGCGATTGACGACGCTGGTAATCAAATTGAGCGGAACGTCGCCAACATCCTAGTTGAGATCGGAAAGCTGAAAGAGGTCTGTGCTCATGACAAGGTTGACCGAGTTGCGGACCTGGCAACGGAACTGTTTGACACGGAGCAGGATGCGGCGGACGCGAAGCTTGGGAACAAGAAGGTCCTCATCTTCTCGCAATACAAAGACGTTGTTCGTAAGGTGGCTGCAAGACTTGGACGAGAAGCTATCTACTGGACAGGTGACACAGATTTCGCAGAGCGCACTCGTCTTGAAAACGAATTCCAGACTAATCCGGATGTGCATTTCCTGGTGGTAAGCCTGATGACAGGCCAGACAGGACTAAACCTCACCGCTGCCGGACACGTCATCTTCGCAGACCTCTACTGGACACCGGCTGCACACGCACAGGCAGAGGAGCGCGCATACGGACGACTCTCGAACATGCACGGTTGCGACAGTTACTATGTCGTAGCCGAGCGTACAATCGAAGAGTGGATTCAGGAGATGCTCGCTGCCAAGCTCGAAACGATCAACGCAGTCGTGGAAGGAATCGACAGCGAGCGTGATCCGAGCATCGGAATGGCAATCATCCAGAAGTTGAAACAGCTGAGGGGGCAGCTATGACTCCACTCGAAGAAACGCTCCGTGGTCTCCTCATCGTCTACGAGCGTGGGCCACACACGAGGGCACGGCGGGAACAGCTCATGAACGTGGTCAAGAAGGTTCTCGATTACTTCATCCCACAGTTCGTGATATGACCAACGATCCAGTGGTACACATGATCGAGCAACTTATCAAGACTCGTGACGCGCAGATCACAGCCCTCGAGAATATTGAGAACATCCTCAAAGGGATGGACCTGCTCCGTGGCGAGACACGCTTTGCGGGGCTGAACCAAGAACGTATCCTTCAGCTTCTCAAGGAGAAACCGTGACCGACGCAGAGAGGATCAAGCGAATCGCGGTTGTACTGAAGAAGCACTTCACGAATCTCGATGTGATGAGAACACTAGACATCGCACAAGAGATCATCATGGAGCTTGATAAGTGAGACGCAGCTACACACCTCCGTCATCAGATGAACAGGCCATCTCTGACTTGGTGACAGAGCTATACATCAAAGTACGCGACCATGCTCACGGTGACACGGAAGCGAAAGAGGAAGCGAAGGCCATCTGTCGAAAGATACTGGCGAGGTTAGGATGAAAGCCAGCGAACTAAGATCACTGATCGAGGACATCCCGGATGACGAGGACATCGTTATCTACGACAGCAGCTACATCGGCTTCATCGAGATTGCTGACGTAGGAATCCAGGGTGGCAAGCGTGTGATCTACACAGGAGCTGAGATCGAGGAATGATCTGCTTCCTAAAGTGCCAGGTCTGTAGTTGGGAGGCGAAGTACAAAGCGGAGGCTGATCCCAGGCACACAGGGTATCTCTGTCCTCATTGTGGCAAGCCTCCAATCGTTCAGAAGGAGGTGGATGCTGATAATAGAGTGTTAGCATTACCTGTTGAACCGTTGCCGTTGCCTGATCTGGAACGGAAGCTCACTCCGCGTCAACTTGCGCGGGCTGGTTTTTAACCGCTAAAGATGAGGATGCTATGAAGATCGTGGATCGCATCAAAGCCGCGCTCGCATACGCCAAGTTCGAGAACCCCGACATTCAAGGGGCGCTCGACAGCGTGCTGAGCAATCACAAGACAGACCTGCACGATGTCGGATACGAGGAGTCAACCTCGACCGAGGCTGCGCTCGTCGAACTCGACAACATCCTGAACGAGATGGACAGCAATCGCGAGCGTCGTCGGGAGGACCTGAGCGAGAGCATCGCACGGTCACACGAGGAGCCGTCGGAGGAGAGCTGATGGACACAGCACAACTCCTCAAGATCGAAGGCTCGATAGCAGCTATCCTTTCTGGAGCTAAGGGTCTGCATCGAGCCGCAGGGAAACTCGCAGAGTCTTGCATAACAGATATCTACGAGGCCGTTGCAAAGTTCCGCCGTGAGATTGGGAGTGCTGAAGTCACTCCAACCGTTCAGCTAGAGAAGCCAGCGATAACGAAGAAGAAATCGAACGAAGAGAAAATAGCTGAACGCCAAGCGAGACTCGCGGCGGAGCGATCCGAGTTAATGAGTATGAGAGAGCCAGAGGTCGTAGAAGAATCACGCTCAAACATTCCTGAGCATATCATGCAGCGTGCGAAGGAAGAACTTGAGCAAATCAGGAGAGATCTCTACGGTGGCTGACAAAGTGTTCCCAACATTCTCGATCAAGGTTGACACGCCTGACGGGAGGATGTTCGTTCACATCCTAGAGAACGATGGTCTTCCTGTTCAGGTACTCATCAACATCGGGAAGTCAGGAACCAACCTCTCGGCTTGGGCGGATGCAGTCAGTAGGATGGTGTCACAAATGCTCAAGTATACGAGTATCTATGTCATCATCGAGGAGCTGAGTGGTATCACTTCATCACGATTCATTCGGCTCGCTCAAGGTGAAGTGATCCGCTCTGGACCTGAGGGTGTAGCATACGCGCTGGTGAAGTACCGCAATCGAAAGTACAAAGACAACAGACCGAAGGACAAACCAGGGAGAGCGAGTATCGAATGAAAATGGATGACTTCGTGAAGGCCGCTAAGTCGTACGCAGGTGACGATCACAGTGGCTGGTGGGCAGAAGAAGTAAGGCGTGGAAGCGCTGATGTGCTCGTCATCTACAAGAAGGAAGAGCCCAAGGGCACTATCGAAGTTGATTCCTATGAGGAAAAAGCCGCATGGGTAGCAGCCCTACAGGTCGTGAATTCGACATTGAAAAGGTGATGCATGAGGTAGATCAGCTCAGAGCCTCACCGCAGGAACGCGCCGTAAGAGTAATTGAGTTTCTACGACGTAACGGCAAATTCACGAACTGGGACCTGGTCTGCTTCTCTGTAGAGTACCTCGCAAGCATGTCAGGTACACTTGAGTGGCTGATGGAACCAGTGAAACATCTGGTGCGCCTCGTATATCTCGCGCACTACATCAGATTCGGAGACCACAAGTGGCTGGACAGTTCGGATGGACAACCAGGGAACGGGACGGACTCGTCTGGACCGCGCACATCTGGCCGCTAGACCTTTTCAGGAGGCACTTCAATGGCTTCGGAGAGTCTGATACAGAAGATTGGAAAGCGGCTGTCTACAAGTGGGGAGGCCCAAAGCCCTCCAGAATCGAACGAGTTGACATCTCCTACGACGCAGCCGCAGGAGCAGTCCTCGTTCTCTGGCGTGAACGCAGCGAAGGTACAGCAGTTCATCAACACAGCGAGCAGTGACATCGACTACTACATCGACTGGTGCGAGCATGAAATCGAAAAGCGTCTCGCTGACGTAGCAGTGCTGGAGGATACGCTTCTTCAACTCCAGAGACTCCGCCGTGGGCTACAGTAAGAATCTAGCGGTTCTCGAGCGTATGAAACCGTTACTGGATCAGATGCTCGCAGCCCAACGTGATCTGGCGTGGCCGACAGACAACGCGCACATGCTCGGATATAGACTCCGAGAGGCAATGAACATCGCCAAGCGCGGGAAAATAGAGCCGTATCAGAACTTGAAGGACAAGTTCGTGATTCGTAATAAAGGCGACAAAGTGTACGCTGAGTACAGACACCCCGAAACAATCGCAGCTTTGCGTGAGGTGCTCTCAAAGATGACGTTGGCTGACATCGAACAGCCGATGGAGATCGTTGGTGCAGCTATCTTACACAAGGCACAGGAGATGTACTTCCCGAGCGTAACGCTGACCGATGAAGACAAGCTCACGTTGTACCAGTGGACAAGCAAGAACGGGTACTACATGATCGTTGCCGAGGTTGGCGTAACACTTACTCGGGTGAATCCAGGAGATGTCGCGTGGGAGCCGTAGAGCTGGTGGAGCAGGAAATAGAACAGCCTCGTGTGTTCGTAGCCAACTTTGCAGGCCACGACTATACGAAGGCCAAGAAGTACGGTGAAGTAGTCTTTGTAACGAAGGGCTTTATCTCGTTTCAGGGACTAGATCGTCTCAAGTTCCAGATCGCTGAGCGTCTGCTGGACTCACGTCCAGAGGATTGGCTCGCGCTCTCTGGCACGAACATCATCAATGTGCTCGCTGGTATTCTTTGGTATCAGCGTCACGGCGTTGTGAAGATTCTCAACTTTGATAAGACCTCCCAGACGTATCGGGAATTGATTGTCACAGTTGACAACAACCAGAAGCTATTTGAAGTTCTGGATGGCTCAAGCTGAGGCTTGACAAACCGACGTGACTGGGTTATCTTTAGCAATGCCTTCTCTTGTAAGAAAGCACGTTGACCTATCAGAGGACAACGTCACCTGGTTCTATGACACATACGGTAACTCCAACAATAGGCCATCGCTGAGCTGGCTGTTGGATCTCTTACTCCAGAAGTTTCGTGATGCTCACGAGATGACACCAGAAGAACTAGCAATAATGGGCGCAGAGGCAATGAGGAAGATGATGCAAGAAGGCCCCACGGGGGAAGTCTGAGATGGGATGGGATTCCAGCTTAGACCCAACAACAGCTCCAACGAGTGTACTCATGTCAGCCACAGAGTATTGGAAAAAGATGACGCCAGAAGAACGGTCGGCTGAAATGAAGCGACGAATGGGAAAGAGATCACGAGGAGTTAAGAAAAGCGCAGCCAAGGTTAAGGCTGCAAACAAGTCAACCCGTGTAAAGGAGCACAAAGATGATGGCCGCGAGGAAAACTCGAATCACATCGCGTACCTCTTCGGGAAGGTCGAGACCATCATCGAGCACTACGCTTCCAGCGCGGGTGTACCTCGGGCCGCTCTTGCCAGTGGGGTGGGCAGGCTACTTCAAGGAAAAGAGGTGTGGTAAGTACTGGGGCTTGACAATCGAGTGCCCTACCTGCGGCTACACTCCGCCGCCCAAGCTTCTCGGAGCACAACGTTGGCGTAACCTCTGTGTTCACGAGGCGAAGCACAACAAGGTGAGGTTGGCCAGGTGAAGCATGATTCCTATATCGACATTCAAGAAGCTCGTGGATCGTTTCGAGAAAGCGGTCCGCGTCAGAGAATGTGCCCTTGCGGCAGGTCGGTTGGATCATGCCACCACGTTCGAGTACCGCCAGGCAAAGCGCGAGCTGATAGCGATGGGACAGCTTCTCATCACCGGCGAGAACCCAGATCGCGCAATGGAGCCAGCAAGCTCCTCCAAGAAATCCTCGCCAAGCCAAAGAATCCTAACTGGGACGGAGTCATTAGGTGAGCCCGTTACAAGAGGCCGTTGAGCTGACACACATCAGGCCTGTCCCGAAGCAGACCTTCATGAAGCGCTTCAAGCGGTATGAGCCTACCGTCTTGGATCACTCCTCTATCATCCTCGCGAAGGAATGTCTCCGCAAGTACTTCTATCGTGTCGTCCTCGGATTTGCTCCGCCGGTCGTTCCTCAGTATCTCGGCTTCGGCTCTGCTTATCACAAGTTCAGAGAGATTCTTGAGAAGGAGTTCATGAAGGGAACGGACGATCAGCAAAAGACCGAGGACTTCCAGATGACCTGTTTCCAGACAGCAATGGGAGCAGCGCTGAAACTCTGGACTGATAGGAAGATGAAAGATCCTATTGTCGGAGACAAGTGGGACTTCATGACGAAGACGCGACTGGCTCTGACATGTGGTACAGCGTTCAAGCATTGGCAAAGGGAAAAGCAGCAGGGTAGGATCGAAGTCATCGCAACAGAACAGAACATCGTCGTGCCACTCCCTGACGGTGAGCATGTCGGCGGCAAAGCTGACGAAATCGTTAGATGGAACGGAAAAGTCTGGGGACGCGACTTCAAAACGTCCTCGCAAGAACAGAACGAGTATTTCAAGCGGACGCTCGATCCAAACGATCAATTCACTGGCTACTCATTCATGGAGCAGGAACTCTGTGGTGAGCCAGTCCAGGGTCAGCTAGTGCAGGTGATGTATAACGCGAAGGGTACGAAGAAAGAGCCGCAGCGTGGGCCAGAGATTTTTCCGTACATGGCTACGCGAAGCTCGTGGCAGATCGAGAAGTGGGTCGAAGAGCGAATGCACTTCAATCTAATCCTCCAACTCTCTCGTGAACGCGATGTCTGGCCGCAGGAAGAGAAGAACTGTCGCTACTGCGCGTATCACAGTGTTTGTAAGGGCGCGACGGAGAACGCCCAGGCTGCGAAGTTGGAGGCGGAAATGGTTGTCTCGCCTTGGAACTTTCTGGAAAGGGATGCTGACACTGATGGCTGAACATAAACCAGTGCCGGGCGAAGACTACTTCCGAGGAGAAGAGGAAGAGTATTCGCCGCAAAGTACCACGTTCAAGATCGAAGAAGTTGGTGAACGATTCGAGGATGGTGGATGGGAAGTCCTCACCAGCGACGGCATCTGGGGTGTCGTATACTGGAGTGAAAGGCATAAGCTTTGGGTAACCGTACTAGAGAGGAGTCTTTGATGAAGCCTCGCAGTGTCATCATGGTAGCCTTCGCAACAGGCTCCATTACGATTCAATCAGCGAAGTCACCTGATGAACTTCGTGCACAGATGAACGAGCGCGATTTCGATGACAACGAAAACGCCATCGAGATCCGAATTAACTCCATCAGCGAAACGGAGGTGAAGTCGAATCCACGGGACACCGATCCAGCCTACATCCTCAAGAACGAGGAGATTCATTTTCGCAAGAAGGATGTAGTGTTCTGGAGTATCAGTGAGGCATTTGATCCACCACGAGTCAAGGCAGCAGGAGGAGGGCTGGTGAAAATATGAGTCATCACTTGAAGCCACCACTACACCAATGGTTCTGGACACCGTGGCCGAAGGTAGGCAACTACCATATCGTTGTCGGCGTATACGGTTCAAGCAATGATGCTGAAAGAGTATCAAACGATCTAAACAGACTCGGCAGCGTGGAGGTCCCAGATGACGACAGTGATGGGTCCAGGTGATCTGAAGAAGGCGCAGGATGCCGCTGGTTATGATCCTCTCAAGGACCCAGCTGCACCTGTAGTCTTCCAAACCTTGGACGAAATGAAGCCACATGAAAGCGTGACTCTGTTGCTCTACGGTGGCTCGGCAACAGGTAAGACATGGTTCGTAGCCACGGCAGGACCGCGAACGCTCATCATCAACATTGGTGATGGGCTGGCAACGATTCAGTCGCAGGTCGTCAAGAAGAAGTTCTATCAAGACGGTATGCCAATCGTCGCCACGATTCACGAGGAGCGTGACCCAACGACTGGTATGTTCCTCACAGCCACTGCGCTTGACCAGGTGATGCGGGCCATTGACTGGGCAATGGACAAGTTTCCAGATCGCTTTGACACCATCGCAGTGGACGACGCAACGCAGCTTCGATCTTTCGCAATGAACAAAGGGCTGGAGCTGAATCAAGACTTCGACCGATCCAAGACTCTGGAGAAGGCGAGGAAGGAAAAGAACTTCGGAGCGTTCGTTCCTGCGATTCAGGATTACGGTGCCGAGATGGACCTGATTGAATTGTTCATCGCGGAAACGATGACGCTTTGCAAGAAAGAAAAGAAACACTTTATCCTCACGGCTCACGAACGTCATACATACAAGCCTATGAAGGATATGAGTGGAAAGAAGATCGGGGAGGAACTTGACAAGATCCGTCCTGGGTTCACTGGTAAGACGTTCCCAGATGACATCACCAACTACTTCGATCTGGTTTGGCGCATGGAAGCTTTGCAGACAGGTCAGGGTCCGGTTCACCGTGCGCAGACAGCAGACTCGAAGGGTATCAAGGCGAAGTCGCGGTATCCCGGTGTGTTCTCAGCGCTGGAGACTTATCCTAACTTTCTCTCCATCGTGGAACGCATCAAGAAGTCTCACGTCGCAGCATAGGAGGTTCGAAGTATGGGACGCTATACGCATGATCCGACATCAGTTGTTGCTGCAATCCCCATCTTCCCCAAAGACGACTACGAGTTGAAGATCGGGAAGCCCAAGCCGTTCGAGAGAACTGCTCGGAAGGGCCATCAGTCGTATGGCATTCGCTTCCCGATGACCGCAGTTGGCGGGATGATGGATGGGAAGAGGACCGTGTTCACCATCTACTTGCACTCGGAAGGTGCGCAGCAGATGGCGAAGCGCTTTCAGATGGCCGTGTACGGTCTGAAAGTCAACGAGAGGAACGAGAAGGAGTTCGACCAGTGGGCTCACGACAAGGACTGGACCTACGATCCCGAGAGTGGTGAACTCGGTGAGGCCTGGGCCGAATACGAGGGCAAGCACGTCATGGTTGATCTCGACATCGACCTCGCTCGTGACGAAGTGGGCCAGCCTCTGAAGGACGCCGAGGGCAACGAGACTCAGCAGCAGACGTGGGGAACGTGGAGGCCTGTCGCAGCAGTCGAAGCGGCAGTCTGAAGAACGGGATGGGTGCAATGGAAGTCAAGGTTATAGACCAGATTGCACCCATACCCACTGTTGAGTTGTGGCGTCGGAGGATGGTGCGCTGGCGCAAAATGTATCCTGATCCGTCACGGATTCGGGGAAAGTATGAGCCTGCACAAATACGTGCAACTCCGCTCAAATGTGCTAAGTGCGGAGGTGATGGAAACGTTACACGTCACCACAAGGGGCATGAGTATTTTTTCGCTTGCATCATGGAGGAATGGTATGCCGCAAGGTATATTCGGTTCCTCAAAGAAGATGTCGTGCCACTATGCCATGATAAGTGTCACATCAAGATACACACCATCTACCAGCCCATCATCGAAGAAGCTCGTGCGTATATCCGAGCTTGCATTGAACGTGTCGAGTACGATGCTGACGGCATTTCGATTTTCCGCTGGAAACACAAGCCTGATTTTCGTGTCCTAGAATCGTTTAGAAAGCGACTGATCTCCAAGTGTAACTCCTGGCTAGCGCGGAAACGGAAGCGCCGCAAACGTTTTTAGCTGCTAAAGACGAGATGACAGTCATCAAATGTCCGGACGACGCAAGTTACTTCTGCATCTTAGAATACGATGGCCGAAGGTGGATCATGCCTCAGCCGCATCGCATCTACCACCGTACATCTCTGCTTAATCACGAGTTCGTGAGGTTCGTTCTTGACAAACATTTTCCGTGGCTAGGAACTAAAGAAAAGCATTACCCCTGGATCGGAGTGTGAAATCCCATGCTTCAAATGATTGGCACGAAACTCGCAGTCATCCCGCTCTTCGATCCCGATAAGACGCCGAGCGGATTGCTCTACATCCCAGAAGTAGCCAAAGAGCGATGTGATCAAGGCATCGTAAAGTACGTCGGCCCTGATTGCAAGCTGGTAAAGCCTGGAGATTACGTCATGTTCTCGGGCTATACTGGCACAGCACTCAAGTTCGAGGAAGAAGGAACCTTGATCTTATTCCACGAAGAGTTCGTCGTGGCGAAGATCGAAGGGCAAGTGATCGACGAGACTGAGGTACCTGGACTCTTCTTCGAAGGTGTACGCAAGCGCGGCCATCGTACATTCTTCCCTGCAACAGTCGAGTTCGCGCTCACTCTGATTGCCAAAGCGCTGGAAGAGGCGCCGTGGCGTCGAGACCTGAAGAGCACGGAGATGCTGGATCACAGGCCAAAGGAGGCCGCTTCGAGGAGGTAGTGATGGAACTGAACGACCGTGAGCAGAGAATCATCAAGTCATTCACCTACAACAAGTCAGGACCGGAGGACTACGATAAGTACGTGATCGTGGGAGCGAAGCTCGAAGAGGCCGCGCTCACTATCATCGAGAACGCACCAGACTGCGCCGACAGAACGACAGCACTCCGCTGCCTGCGTGAGGCGCGCATGTGGGCAAACGCAGCAATCAACCTGAAGGCACTCATCTGATGGGATCAACATTCCAGGGGAAGCACAGACACATCGCGGTCGCAGAAGTAGTGGTAGAAGCGCTGAAGGTTTTCGACAAGGTCGAGGGCCATCCTTCTCGTGGCTGGAAGGACATGCCCATCGGCGAGAAGCTGGAAGCCGAGGTCGAGATCAAGGACATCGAGGAGAAGCTGCCAGAGGTCGAGACTCCGAAAACTCTCCGCGATGCTGTGAAGCTAGGCCTCATCTACACCCTTCTTCATGATCGCCCCACACTGGAGTCCTCGCTGCCAGCAAGCGATGCTGGAGGCGATACTCAATCGTCTCAACCGAACGTGATCGACGTGCAGTCTGAAGCTGAGGCCATTGAAGCTGGAACCGAACCCAAGGGAACGACAATCAAGTGAACACAGTACATTTCAGTAAGGTCGAGATTCGGGAGCGGCTTCGTGAAGACATTGGCGAGGAAGAACTCGAATGGCTCATGAAGTCACTCGTGGCTCTCGGTCAGCTGCAGCCCATCGTCCTTCAGCAAGAGGATGGAAAGTATATCCTTCGCGCTGGTGAAAGAAGGCTCCGTGCAGTCGAGAGACTTGCTAAGGAGAATCTTGCTCCGAAAGGGCATGAAGTCGGGCATCTCTCCTTCTCGATCATTGGGCATCTCCCGCAGCACGTCCAGCTCATGGTCGAATTTGATGAAAACGAAAAACGCAAAGACTTCACATACGTCGAAAAGGCACGCTTCATCCGCAAGTTCCACGAAGAAATGGAGAGACAGTCAATTGCTGCAGGTGGAAAGTGGACTGCAGAACTTACGGCTGCATCTCTTCGTCTCTCACCAGCGTCTATCTCTCATTACCTCCGAATTGAAGAAGCTATTAAAACAGACCCTGGAGTTGCAAAAGCAACTACGCTCTCTTCGGCTGTTAAAAGGATGAAGGTAGCAGAGAAGCTTCGCGCACGCCATGTGGAGGTAAGAGACAATGCAGCAGAAGCGTATAGTCGAGCTGCTGATATTGCCAAGATGGGTGACGCCCTCGACCTTATCAGAGCCATTCCATCCAACTCTGTTGACCTCGTTAACTTTGACCCTCCCTGGGGAGATGACACAGGTCATAAGAGTAACGACAACTGGGAAGGCTTCGACGATGATACTGAAAGTTCTGACCGCATTATTAACGGTCTGCTTCCAGAGTTATGTCGCGTGCTACGAGATGATAGATTTCTCATCTTCTGGTATCGAGCCTGGGCGTATGGAGACATGGTTGGGAGACTCTCAGCCGCCGGCTTCTCATTGAAGTTTGGGCGTACACCATGTATCTGGTTCAAACCTGATAAGGTGTCAGACCAGAACAGATTCCCGGAGAAGCAGCTGATTGACGCATACGAGACATTCATGATCGTGCGGAAAGGTGATCCAGTTCTGCACGAGCAAGGACGACCCAATGTCTTCTGTTACAACCGCGTACCCGTGGCTGCGCTTATCCATCCCACTGAGAAGCCCATTGATCTTTGCGAGGCTCTCATCAAGCTGCTTACAGTCCCAGGTGAGCTGGTTCTTGATCCAACAGCTGGCTCGATGGCAATACTCCATGCCGCCCTACGTCAGAATAGGCGAGCCCTTGGATTCGAGCTTAATGAAACGAGTCATCAGCGAGGACTTACTCGTCTGGGCGAGTACCTTAAGACACTTCACCAAGTAGAGATACTGAAATGACTCCCAACGAACAGCGTGAGTGGGCTGCTAGTAAATTGAAGGGCGAAATTCCTCCATCGAGAATCGAGTTTGCATTAGTTCTCGCAGAACTGACAAACATCAAGCCAGATGATACACTGAAAATCGTAACCGACATTCGTGAGCGCGTACAAGAAGCATTCAGAGCATTGAAGTGATATGGCTAAGCTGAGCATAGAGCTTAACGGCTTCGCATTTGATGTCAGGAATCCTGATGAAGCCGTTGTAATAATTTCCGAACCAACGATGGGACGCGAGTTAGGTAGCAGTATCTCGGTTCCACTGAAGGTGCTTCGTCAAGCAATGGATCAAATCAATAAAGGTTGGAAAGGTTCTCGCAAGTGACTACCGGCATCGGCACCAAGCGCGTACCAAACGAGGGTCCACTGGATGCTCGAATCTATTGCGTTGGTGAGGGACCGGGTGCAGATGAGGTTATTGAAGGACGGCCGTTTATTGGTGCGTCTGGCAGTAAGCTTAGAGCTGTCCTTGGAAACAACGGAGTTAGTGAAGATTCCGTTCGATTCTGCAATCTGGTCCAACATCGTCCGCCGAACAACGTCTTCGCAGCGGTCCTCCGTAGTAGTGAGCTGGCAGCCGGAGTCGAGGAGCTTGCTAGTGACATTAGAAAGTTTCGTCCTAATGTCGTCGCCGCGCTTGGAGCTTGGCCCCTTTATTTCCTCACTGGTAAGCGGGGAAAGAAAGCTGCTGGAACAGGAATTGGAAAGTGGAGAGGATCTATTCTCCCATGTACTCTCCCAGGATGCGAAGGAGTAAAGGTAATTGCCTCCTATCACCCTGCTTTTATCATCAGGCAGCCAACAGCGTATCCTATATTCGACACCGACATTAAGCGTATTGTTTCTGATTCAAGCTTTGCCGAACTCCGGCTTCCTGTTCGCAACGTCATTATCGATCCTAGAGGTGAAGAACTCGAGTCTTGGGTTCAACGGCTTTGCGAAGCTGAGTATCTTGCCTGTGATATTGAGACTATTAAGAAGTCGGCCCGCATCCTCTGTCACGGCTTCAGCCCTGATCCTCTTACGTCTGTTGTCTTTCCGCACTCACCAGGAGACTTTTCTCGCTTCAGTGCCGTTGACGCGATATATCGCAGCAGAGCACAGAAAATCTTCCATAATGGAGGGACTTTCGACATACCCATCCTAGAAGCAAACGACTTCGTTATAGAGAACTTCTTCTGGGATACGATGGCTTGTCAACATGTGATGTGGGCGGAGTTGCCTAAGAGTCTGGAATATCTCTGCTCCGTCTACACTAGACAACCTTACTATAAGACGGCCGGTCGAGCTGAGATTCCAGAGGACGCGAAGGGATGGAGTGAGAAGTTCGAGAAGAAAGAACTCTACATCTACAACGGCACCGATACTGGTGTGACGTACGAAGTGTTCGAGAATCAAGTGAGGGAGATGGCAGAAGGTCCAAAGGACTGGATGAAAGTGTTCAGGTTCGAAATGTCACAATATGCTCCAGCCGCACGAATCAGCAACGCAGGAATGCTCATAGACCTGGAGCGTCGCGCGATGCTGAAGCGAGCACTGGAGATAAAGTGGGCAATCAATCAGTTCGTACTGGATAGATTGACTGGTTACAAGACCAATGTCAACTCTCCAAAAGTAATAGCCAAGATACTCTATGACAAGGACAAGTTCGGACTTCCACCACGCACGAGCCACAAGACTGGAGAGGTAACGACAGATGAAGATGCTATCGTATCCCTCATCGCCTTTACCAAAGACAGACTTTCTAAGCTCAAGCCAGGTGGAAACGCCGTCGAGTTCTGGAGAGTCAGGTACGAAGCTCTCAAGACAATCCTTGTCATCCGCGGAGTTAGAAAGTTGTTGTCTTCTTACATCAATGTTCCAATCAGTTCAGATGGGAGACTCCGCGCTACATATAAGCCTGTTGGTCCTGAGACGGGACGGTGGGCTTGCGCCATGTACTTTGATGGTACAGGAGCTAATGCGCAGACGTTTCCTCGGGAGGTGTTTGAACTTAAGAATTACGAGGATAATGAACTCATGAAGTCTGTTCTACCATACATTCTCGAATGCGAAAAGGAGGATCTCGAATTGGAGGTAGATGAAGAGAAGGAGACAGAAGAAGCGGTAGCAGTATAACCTCGACAAAAAAGAGGTGCAAAATGTCTCGTAAAATCTGGCTGTGGGCCTTGATTGGCTTGCTGCTAACCAGCACAATGATGCCACCAAGGAGCAATGCACAGGGTCGCTACTACGGAGGTGACCCAGAATGTTTCCTCGGGCCGTTTGGAATCGCCATCGGGCTCGCTGGGTTGGCTGGCTCCGGTGTCGGGTTCGTCGGTGCGGTCGCTGGATTCTTCGGACTCACAGCGTGGTGGTGGAGAACGGTGGCCGTATGCCGTCGATAAACGAACTGGTCGCGACCTGGGCATTACCTGTCGGAGGCGCCGTGGTATTGCT